GCGTTATTATGGATTTATAAAATGACTAATTTACCACTATGGCTATTTCCAGTATTACTAATGACATTAAGTGCAATGAGCGCAACTGTATATTTTGTAAACGGCCATATTTTTAAGGGTATTTACTGGATTTGTGCGTTTTTATTGACATTTACAGTGACTTTTAACGAAAAACAAGTCATTGATTGGTTTAAATCTATACTTAAAATGACGTAGATCGACATATATGACTAACATACCGCTTAAAGTTTTGAAAAATGCGTTAATAAAATCTTATGGGGTTATCCATCCGGCGGTCAAACTTTTAGAGGCGAAAGGATTCAAAGTTGAACGAGCGAATATTTATAAGCGTATTCAAAGGAACCAAAAGTTAAAAGATGCGATCGAAGAATCCCAAAATAAATTATTAGATATTGCAGAGTTTGAACTAGGGAAGCTAATCGCTTCTGGGGATCGTACGGCCATTACATTTTTATTGAAAACTAAAGGCCGTAAACGTGGCTATGTTGAGAAAGTAGAACAACAACATAGTTCAGACCAGCCCATTAAATTAACTATAGAGACAAAGCCATATAATCAAATTAAGAATAAACCTAAGCGTTTAAATGCAAGAAATAAAAGTAACTAATGTACTCACTAGTAAGCAAATGGAGTTTTTTGATCTCAATAACAAATATATTGTTATTGTTGCTGGTAGGCGGTTTGGTAAAGGTGAACTTGCTGTCCGATTTCAGACAATTAAACACACCCTACAAAAGGAAACGGACGAGGACAACCCCCATGCTTGGGTTGCTCCCACGTTCAGGCAATCCAAACTTGGATACTATAAGACACTCAGGTTTTTAAAACTAAATAATATAGCCCATACCGCAAATAAATCTGAACTCTATATCGATATATTTCCCCAAAAAAAAGGGAGCGAAATTACATTTTTTTCACGTGTTCAGTTCTTTAGTCTAGACCGTCCAGACTTAATTGAAGGGTTTAGCTTTATGTCATTGGTAATGGATGAAAGCGGAATATCGTTAAAAAATCCAGAAGTATGGGAAAATAGTTTAGCCCCTACGACACTAGATCACGATTGCCCCGTGCTATTTATTGGAACACCTAAAGGTAAGAACCTATATTATAAATTCTATTTAAACGGATTAGATAAAACCAAACCGGAATGGTGTACCGTAACCGCTTCGACTTATGACAATACGATAGAAAATGGGGGTACATTACAAAAACACGTTATTGATGAACTTGTAAAACAGTTGCCGGAACACGTAATTGAACAAGAAATATATGCTAAATTTGTAGATTCAGGAGGTTCAGTATTCCGGAAATCCCGGATATGTGCCAAGGGTTCATTCCAAAAATATAGCCCTAAAAAAAAATATATTGCAGGACTAGACTTAGCAAAGGTTAATGATTATACCGTTATGACCATAGGAACCGTTGAAGGTGAAGTCGTACATATCGAGAGATTGAATCAACTGGACTGGAACATACAAAAGGAAATAGTGTATAATTTAAGTAAGGATTATGGGAGATGTAAAATCCTCATGGATTCTACAGGGGTGGGCGATCCTATTTTTGAAGACCTAAAAAGAATGAGGATACCCGTAGATGGGTATCACTTTACACATAATTCCAAAAGAGAACTTATAAATAAACTAATCGTTTCTACGGAGAATGAGTCTATTTCATATCCACCGTATAAACAGTTACTTTTGGAGCTAGATGCTTATGAATACACTGTATCGACAGCCGGAAACATTAAAACAAACGCACCGCTTGGGTTTCATGATGATTGTGTTATCAGCCTTGCTCTTTTTAACTGGTTGGTATCTGGGGCCACAAAATTGACGGAACTGGATATTTCCGTGGGTGATGATCGTTTATCTATGAGGGGCTGGTGATGGCTAGAAAAAATATAGGGTTTAAACAAGCCCCTAAAATCAAGTATTTAAAAGATGATTTTAAGTCATTAGACACAGCCGAAATAACGACTATACGATCACCACTGTACGAGCCATCACAATTCTATCCCTACAATCCCGACCGTTTATACCAAAAAAAAGGAAATTATGACATCTATGATGAGATGAGGCGTGACGATCAAATAAAATCCATTCTATCAATTAAAAAAAGTATGGTTCTTAGTTCAGGATGGGACATCGCGATTGATGATGAGATTCCAGTTCATACGGAAATAAGGGATTCAATTTTAAAATATTTAAATAATGATATAGAAATAGGGTTTGAACAATCACTCAGGGAAATGTTATCTAATTTGGATTACGGGATATCAATCACTGAACCCGTCTGGAAAATTGATGACAATAAAATCAAACTCAAATACCTAAAGACTAGACCACCACACTCATTCAGGATATTTACGGACGATATCGGGAATATCGAAAAATTAGAACAGGATACACAGCTAGGTATTATTACAATCGACCCATCGAAAGTGATTATATTCCCGTTTCAAATGGAGTTCGGCAACTGGTATGGACGTAGTGACTTAGATTCGGCTTATCGTGCTTGGTGGTCAAAAGACATTATTATCAAATTTTGGAATATATTTTTAGAAAAATGGGGGTCACCTACAGCCATAGGGAGATATGACTCAGGTACAGCAAATCAAGACGAAAAAGAGGCGTTGGATAAAGCTCTAAAACGAATACAAACCAGCACCTCAATCCGTATCCCTAAAGAAGTTGAAATCGAATTATTAGAAACCGCTAGGAGTGGAAGTGCTGGCTATGAATCGGCAATAGATAAATATAATATGATGATGGCCCGTTCTATGGGGGTTCCCGATTTATTAGGAATTGGAGGTGCTGAAACTAACGCCGGGGCGTATGCATTAGGACAAAAGCATTTCGAATTGTTTTATATGATTATTGAGGATATTCGAGAGTCATTAACTCGGACTATTAATAGGAAAATTATTCACCCACTTATTAAATTTAATTGGATGTTAGGGGATATCCCAATACCTAAATTTACATTTAATCCTATAAATATCGACGCACGAATTGAGATGTTAAAAACTTGGATAGAATTAGTTAAAGGGACGGGATATCAACCTACTGATGAGGAAATTAATTGGGCTAGACGCACGCTTAATGCCCCCGAAGGAGACGTAGATTTTAAACGTGATACTATGCAATCTAGCCCAGTATCAAATCAGATACCAGATGAAGGGGCTAAACCTATCAATAAGCAAAAAGATATTGACAAAGATAAGCAAATCCAAGAAAAGCAAATGGCACGGGGGCTACCACGCCCCCCAATGATAGCAGAGCGTCGAGTCAATTTTGAAAAGGTTGTTAATAATATCGAAAAGCTAGAAGATAAACATATTCAAATACTAGGCGGGGCGATTGCCACTATCAGAGAATCATTAATCAATGCCGTAGAAAAAGGGCGGTTTATTGAAAATAAGCGACTGGATAAGATTGATAATCTAAAGCTCAAAGGAACGAATAATCTCAAGATGAGCATTAAATCAATGCTAAGAGACTTTCACGATCAGGGACTATCGGATGCTAAGGATTTATTCACTACAAGAAAACTAATTAATATTGACCTTGAAGCAATTATCGATGAAATATTAAATAAGCAACCCGTATTTATCTCACAAAAAATAAATGATGATATTCTGGCTCAGGCAAAAATAGCTTTAAAGAACACCGTTATACAAGGTTTATCACTGAATGAAGCAATCAGTCAGTTAAAAGATATCTTTGCGGAATACGATCCATCATTTAATGGACGACGGCTTGAAATCATTGTGCGTACTAATAGCCTTAAAGCCTATAACCAAACAAAACAAGCTTATTTTAAACCATTCGAGAAATCAGGGGATATTGTAGCCTACCAATATTCAGCGATTATTGATACCCGAACTAGCAATTTTTGTGCGACACACGATGGCAAAATATATCGGTCTGATAATCCCTATCTCGCAGATATAGAACCCCCCAACCATTTTCAGTGCCGCTCAACTCTTATCCCTATTACTAATATCGAGTTTAATGAGGGGGCCATTTTAGGGGCGACACGAGATGAAAACAACCAGTTTTTTCAAGATGGAAAATTCAAAGAATCGGGAACATTTGGTGACGATTTTAAAAGGGAACCTGGTGGGTTTTTTAAAGAGATTCCCAAAAAAGTAGGTAAATAATGCTAAAAGAGGATTTTTTAGATGCAAAAAATAAGATTAATCAAATAGCTATAGATATTTCATCAATTAAACAGGGATTAAATGGTGTTCCAGGGGGACAGTCAGGATTATATACTAACTTTGAGCGTATGAAGAAAAAGCAGGATATTTTTGAGCGTTATATTTATATGTTTCATGGGGCCATTGTGATTATAGGCATTATTTTTTCTATATATAAAGGATATTAATTATGGGTAAAGCTAATATGGTCTACTCATTCCCCCGTAAAACAACATTGAATAGGAGAAAATAATGAAAATAAAAGAATTTAATTTTGCGGATAGTGATTTGATCGACCAGTTTATACGGGTCAAGAAAAAAGAGGTGTCTGAATTTCAGCCAGGAACTTTAAAGCAAATTGATCTTGATATATTGCAGGGGATATGGGCCATTGTTGGTGTTATGGAAGGCGATAAAACGATTGCAATACAGTCCTATCTATTCCAAAAAGATGGGGATTGGACATTAGATATGGCGATTGATTGGGTATATCAATCTGAACACGCTGGTCATATCATACAAAAATCAGATACAGGTGAAGACATTATCACGAAAATAGTTGATTTATTAAACGAATTTAGATATTTGCAAATTAATAACGAACCGTCAATCCAAGAATTTTCTGATTTAAAGTCAATCAATGGCGTAGAAATATTTGAAATAGGCACACACAACGGAGACAAATATACAGAAAAGGACTTGAAGGAAATTGAGGATAGCTTTACAGAATTAAAAGAGACGTTACAGCCCTACGTAAAACTGGGACATAATGAGGATCAAACGTTATTAGCAAAAGATGGTATGCCATCAGCCGGATGGATCGATAATATATATGTCAAAGGGACAAAGTTGCTCGCTGATATTGTCGATGTTCCTAAAGCAATTTATGAGCTAATCAAGAACAAAGCCTATAAGCGGGTATCTAGTGAAATATATTGGAACTTAAAAAGTAGTAATGGTAAAATATATAAAAGAGCATTAAAAGCAATCGCATTACTTGGAGGCGACACCCCAGCAGTGGGTACGCTCGCAGACATCCAAGCCCTATATAAAAGAGATCCCCAAAAAATTGATGATACTGACCTAAGAGTTTATGAAATTGACATCCATAACGATGTTCAGAAAGAAGGTGTACTTATGCAAACAGTTGAAGAACTGCAAGCACGGCTTGATGAGGCGAATCGAGTTAAAACAGACCTCGAACAAAAAAACGATAGCCTTAAAAAACAATATCAAGACGAAAAAACGACAAGACAATCTCTAGAAACTAAAAAAGAAGATTTAGAAAAAAGTTATTCTCAACTTCAAAAAGAGGCAAGGAACAAGGATATTACAGGGAAGGTAGAGGCTTTAATTAATGATAAAAAGATTCTTCCCGCACAAAAAGGACTCGTTGCGGAGTTATTTAAGTTACAAGATGCGGTAAATACCTATAGCAAAGATGATGATATTGATACGGTGACTAAGTTCTTCGAATCGTGTTCAGAGGTTATCAATACTAAGGAAAATACCAAACATACACCACCTAAAAACGATACTGAAAAAATGGAAGCAACTGCACAAGCTGTGAAAGACGCAAAGGATTATTCATCGGCTCGTATGGCTTATGCTTCTAGTCAGGAGGAAAGCTAATGACTCAAGTACATTCACAAAGTCCATTTGATTTTACAGCGATTGCAGGGACAACTAGCGTCGCAACATCCACCGCTGAATATCACGCTTGTTATTGGTCAGCAGCAAATACCGTAGCACTGATTAATACCACAACAAACTATTCAAAATTTGCGGGGATTATTCAATCGGGCGGATATGCAAGTGCTAATAGTGGGAGTGTTCGTTTACGTGCTTTCGGTAATAGTAAGGCGGTTTTCTCAGGAGCGAACACGGTAACGGCAGCCGGCGACTATGTTAGTTTTGACGTGGCTACTACAACAGCCCACGGGCGGTTACGTGTTCAGGCACGAACGGTAGCAGATGCGACAGCAGGAGTCGCATTTATTGTCGGACAGTCCCTAGAAGTTAGCGGAGCAACCGCAACCGTTGGGGAAATTTTTATTAACCCACAATTTAGCAGTGCCATAACGACTACGGTCGCATCATAAAGAAAGGAGCAAAATAATATGCCATACGCAAGTGGACGAGGTTTACATCAAATTAATACGCCTCTATCTAATCTATCAGTCAAATATTCGAACGATCAAAGCATGTTTATTGCCGGGAATGTTTTTCCCCAAGTTCCTGTTAAAAAGGAAACAGACTCATATTATGTTTTTGGTAGAGATAATTTCCTTATACCAGAAACTTTGCGGGCGAATAAATCGCCCGCAAATCAATCTGAATACACACTATCTACAAGCACATATGAACTTGAACGCCATAGTTTAAGGGATTTAGTGTCAGATCGTGATCGTTCCAATTCAGATGATGCATTAATGCCCGATGTAGATACGACAGAACATTTGACTGAGCAAGTACTTTTGAGGAAAGAGCTTCAGGCAGCCAATACATTATTCACAAGCACAAATTTTAGCAATGGCCATAGCTTAACAAGTACCTTACAGTGGACAGATTTAACAACAACGTCCGACCCGATTGGTGATGTTGCAACCGCTACTACTGTAATCCTCCAAAACTCAGGACGAAAACCTACAAATGTCATTACTGGATTTGAGGCATTTCAGGGTTTGCAAAATCACCCCAATATTTTGGAGCGAATCAAGTATAGCGAAAGGGCCATCATATCAGAGGAGTTAATAGCCTCAGTTTTTGGCGTTCCTCGATTGAATATTGGACAAGCGGTTTACAATACGGCAAAAGAAGGTGCAGCTGCGTCAATGTCTTATGTTTGGGCAACGGATGCATGGATTGGCTATTTGGATCAATCAACAAGCCTAAAATCCGCATCTGCCGTCAAGACATTTGTTAAATCGGAACGGAGGGAGATGCCATTCTCGGTTAAAAAGTACCGTGATGAAGAACGGGAGGGCGACTGGATCGAGGTAAATTCATTCTTTGTTACTAAGCCCGTGGCAACATCCGCCGCCTATTTAGTTCGAGGCGTATCATAACCTAAAGAGTATGGGGGCTGATTTCCAGCCCCCGATAAGGAGTAAAAAAATGGCAAGATTGAGCAAGTCACAGTTAATTGAAAAACTAGAAGATATTGGACTTGAATTTAATTCAGATGGCTCTTATTCAGAATTATATGATTTATATGTTGAGAGCTCATCAGTCACAAATGTTGTAACGGATGATTTTGGGCAAAAGACAGTCGTTGAATCTAAAAAAATACCGGGTAGACCTAACCCTAATTCATTTGATGATAAAATTAAATCCCAGGAAGTAATCATAGAAAAATACCGGAATCATAAAGGACAAACCTTTTTTAAAAAAATCGAGATTACCAAAACCAAAAAGGGGAGTCGTAGACGTTTAATCAGTGTAGAGAAAGAATAATATGGGAGCTTATGCGACATCAACATCGCTAAAGCAACGCTATCCAGGCTTTCCCCAAAGCTCGACATCTTTTGATACGGTTCTTGGTGACAATATCACACGGGCCGAGGGGGTTATAAATTCAACGTTAGCAAGACGATACGACCTACCGTTTACTAGTGCCACAATTCCCCCAATTATCATCACTATTGCCGAGGATTTGAGTGCGGGATATACCTATCGAACCTCATTTATGCGAGACTCGCATAATACGTCCGAATGGCAAGTAAACCTAGTCGATAATTCTATGGATATGTTAATGGATATTAGAAATAGGAAACTGGATTTAGTTGACACGTCTGGGAATTTGATTGGTGAGCGATCATCCAGAGATCGAATTAAAAGTAATGTTCAGGAATACACACCCATTTTTGGATTAGACACGGCGACATCTTGGCAAATTGACCCCGATCAATTAGACGATATATCAGGAGATCGAACCTAAATGCCAAAAACGGATATAAAAATTGAACTTAAAATCGAACGATTTAATAAGCGACTTAGAAAAATGCGTGAAAACGCTACGAATAAAAACCCCCTAACAGGTAAAGTAGCCATAGTCATGCATAAGGATGTCATGGATCATTTTAAGCGTGAAACTGGCCCCGATATTAGATGGCAAGCCCTAAGATTATCAACAGTGAAAAGACGGCGGAAAGGCAGTCAAGAAATTTTACAGGATACTGGTCGTCTACGAGCATCGATCATGTTAAAAAATACAAAGACAACGGCAAGCGTTTTTACGAACCTTAAATATGCAAAAATTCATAACGAGGGCGGGAGAACACCTCACGGCGTTAAAATTCCACAACGTAAATTTTTATGGATTTCTAAAGATGCAATGAAGCTTATCGGTAAAATGGTGGGTAAATTCCACATTGGAGAACGCTAATGGCATATGATTACAGAGCATTACTAGAAAAAGCTCATTCGATTTTATCGGCAACGGCGACCGTATCTGATTTAGTCTCGTCTATGACCGTGGACTATCCTATTGCATCAGAGAATATACATAATCGTGTAGTTATCGGGAATCCTCAAAAAATACCTGGTTATGCGACTGAATACCCAAGAATTAATTTTGAGTTAATTGGTAAAGATGAGGATTTTTCAAATTTAGGGACTCGATCTATAGGGGCGGGTACAACAGATATACGTAGAGATGTAACGACTTCGATATTTGTTTATGCCTTTGTCTATAAACAAGATGGGATCGATTCATCAGATAAAGAAGCTCAACTACTATCACGAAATATTGAAACAATTTTTAGAACAAATACACAAGTTCAAGGTGCAGATGGTTGGGATTCTTGTATATTCCCACGTGTCCAATTTGCAGATGCATATATAGAGGATGGAGATGGAATATATTTGTCAGCAGTACGGCTTGAGGGTCAGTTTAAAAAGTTTTCAATTAATTAGGAGGTAAAACAGTGACGCAAGTATCAAAAGAAGAATCGCTAGAACAAAGTAAAAGAGCTTATGACATGTGGGGTGATTTATGGCGTAGAAATTCACAAATTAATGGGACATTGCCTAAAATAATGATGGATCAATTAAGATATAAGGGAATTGGTAAAGTCGCATTATGTATAGCTACTGGGCCGTCACTAGATAAACATATTGATACAATCATAAAATATAGAAACAAGATCGATATTATATGTGTTGATAAATCGTTTGGTATCTTAATGGATCGAGGTATTATACCCGACTTTGTTTTCATTGCGGATGCCAAGATATCCTACGAAAATTATTGTGAAAAGTGGACTCCTTATACCAAGAATATATGCTTAATATCTAATGTATGTACCAATCCAAACTGGGGAATTAATTGGATTGGGCCCAAAACATATTACGTAAACAAAGACAACATCGAATCTGAGAAAGAGTTCTCATCAATTAGTGGCATTAATGATTGCATACCAGCAGGCTCTAATGTTTCAAGTTCATTGATTGTATATGCATCCTCAGTACTTAAATACGACAAATACATTTTATGTGGTTATGATTTTTCGTTTGATATTGGCGGCAATTTTTACTCAGATGATAATCACCATGTAAAAAATTTCTACTTAAATCAGATACGCATGATGGATATTCATGGAAAGCTTACATCAACTAGCCATAATTTATCATTTTCCTGTAGGTGGTTATTTGAA